ATGGACAGGATTTTCACGGCCTTTGCCCACCGGATCGCAAGCTGGTCGGGCCAGCCGGCCGCCTTCATCCTGGCCGTGCTGGTGATCCTGGGCTGGATCGTGACCGGCCCGATCTTCCATTATTCCGACACCTGGCAGCTCATCATCAATACGGGCACGACGATCGTCACCTTTCTGATGGTCTTCCTGATCCAGAATGCGCAAAATCGCGACGGCTCCGCCATACAGGCGAAAATGGACGAACTGATCCGCGCCGTATCGACGGCGCGGAACGAGTTCATCGGCATCGAACATTTGACCGAAGCGGAACTGGAGAAGATCAAGACGGTGCTGGAAAAGGAATGTGGCGACAATGAAACGCACCGCGAGTCGATAGAACGGCTGATCGAACGCCGCTAATGCGCCAGGTCGACCAGCCTTTCATTCTCACGGCGATAGGCGTCGATCTGATCGGTATAGCCGCGCGCAAGGCCTTCATAGGCCTCCCGGCCCTTCACCGACCGGCTCATCTGCGCGCGAATCAATGCAACTTGCTGTCTGTGCAGCAGATAGTTGACATCCATCTCCCCATTCATATTCACCCTCCTACCTGATCGCTGAAAGAGATTGGCTGGGGTTCGCATCCTGTGCGAGTCGCTCTACGGCGTGGTCACGATAGCATCGGCCCGATGGCCATGCGATTCCATCCGGCGCATGCGGAGAGCAGCCTGCCGGATATTACCCCCCCTCAAAAGCGGGCCGCCTTCCAAAAGGAGGCAATCCACAATGGTCAAAGCAGCAGCAAGCCAGCGAGAATGGCGGTCTTCGCCTTCTCCATGAGCACCGAGGGCCTGAAAGCCACTGTTGGGGAAGGCTATGGATCAATAAAAATTATTACGCCTATGAAATGATTATTTGTTTGAGAATCAAGTCTTTGCTGTCATAGCCGCTCGTCGGGAACAGGGAGAGCTCGATCCGTGGAGGCAATGATCTTCGCTTATCTGGCGAGGGTTCATCATGAAATTCTGCTGTTCGCGGTGGTGGCGCTGGCGATCGGCGGCATGGACGATTTCATCATAGACCTGGTCTTCCTGTGCCGAAGGCTGTGGCGCAAGCTGATTGTCTATTCCCGTCATCGACGAATGACGACCCTCACCCTGCCCGCCTCCCCGCAACCCGGCCGCATCGCCATCTTCATCCCAGCCTGGCAGGAAGCCGATGTGATCGGCCCGATGCTCCGTAACGCGCTCAACCACTGGGGGGATCAGGACTATCGGATCTTCGTGGGCGCCTATCCCAATGACCGGGCGACATTGGATATTCTCACGCCCTTGGCGGCCCGGGAAACGCGGTTGATCCTGTGCATCAACGAACGAAATGGGCCAACTACGAAAGCCGATTGCCTGAATGTGGTCTGGCGCGCCATGCTGCGGGAGGAAGAGCGCACGGGGGTCCCGTTCAAGGCGATCGCCCTGCACGATGCGGAGCAAGTGGTGACTGTTGTAACACAAAAATTTCGCAGTTTCCTGCGGGTTTTGCGGATTGGCCACCCTCTCCAAGCGCTAACCCTGTAAGCCCCTAGGAACACCACTCAGAGTGAAAGCGCCTCGCGTGCTTGCGGGCGCTTTCTTCTTCTCTGCGGGGCTTACAGGGGATCAGCGACTATCGCGAAGCCACAGTGCGATCAGCCATTTGCGACAAGCAGTCGTTGAACGCATCTTTGACGCCGTTTAGATAGTTGGTCGAAAAGGTAGCCGTCGATCCGCCGTTGAATCCACCTTTCTGGCAGAACAGTGCCTTACCCAGAATGCGTTCACCGGTAGCCCACGGCGAGGGCATAGGCACCCAAATAAGAAACTGAATTTGATAGTTCCCGACGCAGGTTACACCGACCTTACCAACGGAGCCTGAGAAATAGACGGTCGGGACTTTGCTAACTGTGCCGCCGGTTGCCGTGGTATCCTCAGTCATTCGATTGTAGCGCATTGCAGCGCGTATTGCTGAGGTCGCTGTTGCTTCAGTTATGCCACATGCAGGCCCAGCATGACCGACCTCTTCCGCAACTATCCTCGCGGCAGACGGCGGCGTTCCAGCGAATGCGCTCATAGGAGCTATGGCAATCATCACAGCCGACAAAAATGCAATAGACTTCATACCACCCCTTCGCCAAATTTCAGAACTTGACCTTAACCTCTTCAGGCTTGTCCACTACCGCACAAATACCATCAAAGAGGATGGTGTCTTGATCACCATTCCCTACCAGCAAAGTAGTGGCTTCACTGATCTTCCCGGTTTTTCGGTCGATGTTGAAACTCTTCTGGGGCCTTCCACGTGTCGCCTCTGCCGTAATGAAAAAGACCATGTCAGGCGCTACTTCAAGGTCGCCCTTTTTGCCCCATCGATGAAATTCCGCTCCGTCCCATGTTTCAACGCTCCTATCCTTCTCATCGATCCGGTACGTCATCGTCATTGGGCTTTTCGTCCCGGCAGCCATGCTCTCGCCATCACACTTGAGGATATATTGGACCAGTGGAGGTTTCGCAAAAACAGGCGCTGAGCCAGCGAGTAGCGAAAAAGCAGTAAAAAACAGACGGTTCATAAATCCCCCATGCGGCGCGGCATAACATGCCTGCCCGTCCCCGAAAATCATCTTCAGATAGAAAAAGCGCCTCGAAATGAGACGCTTCATTTCATCTAAACACGATTTGGCTCACGGACGCGGCAACTCAAACACTGCCGCTCCATGCTCAATCCGAAAGTGCATCCGGCGCCGTTCGACGTAGAGACGATAGCCGCGGAACGTCAGGCCGAAGCAATCCTCTTCATACTCAGCGGAACAATCAATTTCTTCAATAAGGAAGTCAGCAAGTGCGTTGAGGTGGATCTCTAGCATATCGGCACTCCGATGTCTCGTTGTGCCGGAACAGCTAAACTCTCATGAACTGCCGCGTCATCCGCTTTCTTGGACTGTGCCAAACTCTTCTACAAAGTTCACTTCTCGGCTTGATTTCTGGATGCAATGGCGCATTGTTTTCTTAGGCACTCAAAAGAGGACTGTGCCTATGAAGAATGAGATTAAAGAGCTGAGACATTTCCGCGCGGCCATACGCCGCGACGTGCTGATCGACCTCCAAAGCCGTCGCGAAGTCGTTACCGATGAGCAGGTGATGACCGAGGTTATCCAATACGGAAATGCGTTCATGCAAGCTGAGAAGATCAAGCTGAGCAACCGTGATCGCGTCCTGTGGTTCGATATACATTTCGGAGAGCCAGCTAAGGTGGGCTTCACTTGGGCCTTCAACCCGTTCAGGCCTATCGACGCTCGGCATAATGAGACGGGGTTTTGGCGTATGTGGTGGGAAGATGAACCTATCGAGAACCTTCAACCATTAATCGAGGTTCAAAAGGAGATGGCTGCGTATCTAGTGCAGCATTTAGAGACATCGCATTAGGGCCGGAATAAATAGAAGGCAATCAGAGAGCCTTCGCGTAATTGGGCTTTATTGAGTTGCTCCTTGTATGGAAAAGCCCTCCACTAATCGCGGAGGGCTTTTCTTATGGCTCACCTGCCAGGGCGCTTATACGCGATAGCGGCCTCGATCGCCGCCTTATCCACTCCTTCGTCCGTCAGCTGCTTACGGATTTGAGCATCCGTCTTGCCGCCCCTGCGGAACCCGCCGACGCGAATGTTGAGACGGCTTGCGTCACTGACGTTGCGCTTCTGCTTTGGTGCGCCAGAGGTCTTCGCAGGGGAAGCAGCCCCGGCGGTGAACACCGTGTCAAACTCGCCAGCGTTGGTAGCCTCGATCAGCGCCTTGAGGAAAGGCTCGAACTGGCTTTCAGGAATGTAGTTGGTCGTTGAGCCGTTGATGGTCAGGTCAACCCCATTCACGGCAGCTTTGAACTCCACGACGCCGTTCTTCACCTTCCAGAGCTTTGGACCCTTCACATTGCCATTGCTGGTAAATTGCGCGAGCGCAGCTTCAAGCCGGGCAACCAGCTTCGAGCGATCTTTGCTGATGTCGTAGGGTTTTGCCTCGAACTCAGCCTTCAAGCTGTTATCGATGAACTTCGAAAGATCGACCTTCGCCATGTGCGCCTCCTTATATGCGGCGCACTCTCTGCCTTACACAGATGATCATGTCAAAAAAGAATGGGCGGCACACTGGCCGCCCATTGGTTAAAGTTCAGGATCGCTTACTTGGGCTGAGCAGATTTCTTTTCCGCACGGGTCTTCCGCAGCTTATCCTTGCGGACACCCATCGCCTTCTCGGCTTCCTTCAACTGAGCGTCAAAAGAGCCCTTCTCCACCTCGCCAGCATAGTGCTTCATCGCCGCTTCAAAATGCTCTGCGGGCACAACCACCTTTGTTTCCTCGCCATTGAGCTTGAGAGGCTTATTGCCGATCCGCAGCGTTATGCAGACTTCCTTCTGGCCGCGAACGAACCAGCGCCGACCTTCTTTCGTTGGGTTAGCGTAGAAGTCCAACTGACGCATAATGCCCTCGAGCAAGATCGCTTTAGCAGTCCGATCCTGACTTGCTTGCCCGGCGAACTCTGCCGACTTAGCAGCGGAAACGATCATTGCGGGATTAAAAGCAGCCATTGTGTGTAACTCCGATCTAAGCAGCGCTCTATTGCCCTGCCAACATCGTATGTTGTCGCCCGACCAGATAATCATCCACTTTCTGAACTTGACAACCAGAAAGATCGGAACACCGCGATAACTAAAAGCGACGGAGAACAGCAAGAGACAACATCATGCCCAGCACACCACGCAACTTTTCTCATGGCGGCAAGAAGCTAAAGCCGGTCAGAGCCGAGCAGTATGTCTATGACCATAACTGGCGCAAGGTAAGAGCCAGACGAATGGCGGAAGAGCCGTTATGTCGTGCCTGCCAACTGAATGGACACATCACGCCAGCAACACAGGTGGACCACATCACACCTAGGGCAGACGGCGGCAAAGATGTTTACGAGAATACGCAGAGCTTATGCGGTCCATGCCATGCCGCCAAGACAGCCGAAGAGAACCGCAGGCGCTTTAGAATCTAATGCCGAGTAACGGAGACTCGAAAACTAGGCCACTATCATGCCATGCCTGTTGAGCAGCCATGATGTTAAAGACTGCAAGCGGACCCAAAGAGATAATCAATAGCAACGCTAGTGCGAACCGGAACATGAACTTAAACATCATTAACCCTTCCCTGCTTGAGTTCTTGTCAACTACTTACTGCCAGAGAGCAGTTCGCGTCTACAAAAGACTTGACAAGCCAAGAAGAGGCGGAAGACGGCGTTCAGAATAGTTTATCATGCTGCCATAGTGCGGCAGGCCAGAGGGGCGCCTATTTTTGTGAGAGCAGTCCTCTATAGCAACAACGCCCCAACACAAAAGATGCGTGTACGATTTAAACACCTTGCCCCGCTTCCAATGACATCAAAGCATTATCCATTTCTGCTGAAATAGTACGTGCCGGAACGATGAGATTCGTTACGAGGTTCTCAGTTTCAGAAGCGATGTGACGTGAAAGCGCGCTTTTTGCTAAGTGCTCAAAATCAAACCTGTGACCTTGGCCCAAGTAAGTGTACTCCCAATACCAATACCCCTCCTCCTTTGATAAAAATCGCTTGTGCTTTATTCCTGTGAAATAGCTTTGGGCTAAACGAGGTAAATCTTTCTCAATGCCGTCAACAAAATCTGAGAAGCTGGATACACAGGCCCGTACAGTATCGAAGTCCCCTTGAGTCTTTGAAATTTTATACTGCTCGACATTAACCCCGAACCGCAACGCCGATGCCACTGTTACGACGCCCAAAGCCGGCCTACCAATGGCGACAGCTTCATTGTACAGTTGGTCAGCAGCAACCAACATCTCATCGAGCGTCCCCTTTCGAGACTCAGGACTTCGCTCATAAGCGACCAATGAGTCACGAAGGCCGCTCAATTTTGCTGTCACCTCATCTATCCATTGCTCCTTAAGCTGCTGCCTAATCGCTTCAACAATCGCAGCAAAAAGGCGGCGAACCACCTCCTTTGTGCTACTGCCGCCAAGCAACCCGCTTACGATCTCGCCGAGAGCGCGAATGACTACAGCTTTTATGATTTCATACGCGATGGCGGCCCAACTCAAAGGTTCTACAACATAGGCCAAATATGAGGTGGTGGATTTCAGACTTTGTTCATCCATCCGCTCTTCGTCAATCTTGCGAATGAGTGATGATTGTGATCGAGGCATGGCGAACAGGTAAAATGGCTTAATCGAGCCTCGTGAAACTTCACTAGCTACCGAAATATTGATCGCCATAGATTCCTCCATTCTCGAAGAAATGAAGGAATAAATAGCACAAGGCATCCTATATCTGAACAGTAAAAATGAAGCGCGGACCCAAGAAGAAAAGCATTGAAGAGAAGCAGGCTGTCGGAAGCTATCGCCCCTGCCGTGATAATCCCAACATCATCATCCCGACCAGCGTCGCCCCGCCGGTCATGCCAGATTACCTCGGTGCTGAAGCGCAAGCTGTCTGGCATGAGGAATTGGAGCGCGTCACTCAGAGCGGAACGTCGGTCCTCGATAGCAGCCTGTTCGCGGATTATTGCTGCCTCGCAGCCATAGTTCGCGAGACATTCCGATCCGGTGGCGAGCCAAGGGGCAATCAGCTTGTCGAACTCAGGAAGCAGCGAGAGCTATTAGGCATCGGCGGTGCGCCATCACGGGCGCAGCGCGGCAAGGTTGCCGAACCCGATCAGTCCAACCCCTTCGCGAGCCTGCTCGGTGAATAACCCATGTGGCTTGAAGGCGACGGCCATTTCACGCGCATCGCTATTAGCTATTCCGAGGGCGTAACATCCGGCTCAATCGCCGCCTGCCAGCAAATTCAGCAGTCCTGCCAGCTCTTCCTCGACGACATCGACGGCGACCAATGGGAGTTCAAGCCCAAGGCCGTCGAACGTGTCTGCCGTTTCATCCAGCTTCTTCCGCACAGCAAAGGCCAGTGGGCCAGCAAGCGTGAGACGATCAGGCTGGAGCCGTGGCAAGTCTGGGTTCTCGCCGGGATCTTCGGCTTCGTCCATCCCGATACCCAGCTTCGCAAAGTCACAGAGGCTTTGCTGCTCATTCCCCGTAAAAACGGCAAGTCCACATTCGCGGCGGGCGTCGCCACCTACATGGCATTCCTCGACAATGAGGCAGGCGCGGAAGTCTGGATCGGCGCGAACTCCAAGGATCAGGCGGACGCCTGTTTCGAACCAGCGCGCCAGATGGTCCTGCGCTCTCCACAATTTATGGAGGCTGCTGGCATCGAGGTTCATGCCAAATCCGTGTTCAGTCCCGGCACCGGATCGTTCATCCGTTCGATGATCGGCAAACCCGGCGATGGTTCGAACCCGCATTGCGCGATCTTGGACGAGGCGCACGAAAACGACAGCAGCGAACAATATGACACGATGAAAACGGGCATGGGTTCCAGAACCCAGCCCTTGCTGCTCACCATTACCACGGCGGGCTTCAACGTTGCCGGTCCCTGCCGCCAGCTACAGGTGGACGCGGAACTCGTCCTGGCAGGCATGGTCACGACCCCGACGTTGTTCGCGGCGATCTTCACGATCGACAAGGAGGATGACTGGACGAATTTCGAGGTCTGGAAAAAGGCCAACCCGAACTTCGGCGTCAGCATTCAGGAAAATTATCTCCGCAACCAATATGAGGAAGCCCTCAACAAACCGGCCAAGAAGGCCGCGCTGCTCACCAAGCATCTGAATGTCTGGGAAAACAGCACAAGCGGATGGCTGGATCAGCGCGCATGGGCAGCTTGCTCTTCTGACAAGACGCTTGCCGAACTAACAGGCAATCCTGCCTTCGTGGCTTATGACGTTTCGACGCAGACCGACATATCGGCGCTAGCCCTGTGCGTAATGGACGGACAGACGCCATATTTCTTCCCTTTCTTCTTCCTGCCCGAAGGCGCTGTTCAGGGCAGTAAGAACGCCGACGCCTATCGCAGCTGGGCGAGCAGTGGTCACATTATTCTGACACCGGGCAATGCAACGGACTTTGCGGCGATCAAGGAACAATTCGAGAAACTAGCAGCACAATTCCAGATCAAGGGCGTCGCTTATGACCCATGGCAGGGCCATCAGTTCGCGCAAGAGATTCAGGACCAATATCCCAACATTGATGTCAGGAAGTTCGCGCAGAACATCGGCAACTATAATCCGGTCATGCTGGAGTTTGAGGCGCTGATCGCAGACAACAAATTGCGCCACGCCAACAACCCTTGCATGAACTGGATGGCTGGCAATGTGAGCATCAGGCCAAACTCAGCCAATCACCTGTTTCCCAACAAGCCAGACAAGCAGCATCACTTGAAGATCGACGGCATTGTTGCCGCATTGATGGCTTACGCGATGAAGATGAACGAACCCGAACTCATCATCCCAGGAATTGAGTTCTTCTAAGTCGCCGAACTGCCCGCCGCATAAATACCTCTACTAAGGAGACGGGCAGAAACATACATGAAACTATTCGGATTTGATCTTAAATCTCTCAATCCTATCCGCCGCCGTTCGCTAGATGAGATCGCAGCCGCGATTGCGGCAGGTGAAGGGTCGGCCATCAATCCAATTGATGAACAAGCACTCTACTCAAGTGCGGTGCTCTGTATTGTGAGAGTTATCGCTGAGGGCATTGCTCAGGTTCCCTTCAAACTCTTGAAGAGCGCAGACGGACGCAGAGGCGAAGATGCAAAAGATCATCCACTTTACGATCTGTTGCGGAGTGAGCCGAATGAATGGCAGACTTCTTATGAGTTTCGCGAACAGTTGGCCATCCATGCTGTTCTGACCGGCAACGGATACGCCTTCATCAATCGCGATGCTCTCGGCACACCTCAGGAACTTTACGCTTTCGTTCCAAAGAGCGTCACTCCTGTTCAGTTAGACGACTATACGGTTTTCTATCGCGTAGCCACGAAGAACGGCCCCATCGATGTGCCCGCTCGCGATATGTGGCACATCAAAGGTCCAAGCTGGGACGGAGTGGTCGGACTTAACGCGACAAAGCTGGCCCGCGAAGCAATCGGCCTTGCGCTGGCTTCCGAACAATATGGTGCTAACCTCTTCAAGAACGGCGCTCGCCCCAGCGGCATTCTGACTTCCCCCACTACCCTGACCGTTGAGCAGAAAGTTGCGCTGAAAAAGGCGTGGCAGGAACAGCATAGCGGCGTCGGTAACGCGCATAAGACCGCCCTGCTCGACGGCGGCCTCACTTGGCAGGCATTAGCTTCCAGCGCCAATGACGCGCAGTGGATCGAAAGCCGCAGGTTCCAGATTGAAGAGCTTTGCCGCGCCTTTCGCGTGCTGCCCATCATGGTCATGCAGCCCGGCGCGACCTCCTACAACTCGGTCGAGCAGCTTCTCCTCGCTCACATCGCCCACACATTGATGCCCTGGTACGAACGCTTCGAGCAATCGGCCCGAAAGGCGCTGCTTACGCCTCAGGAAAAGAAGGCGGGCCTCTACATCAAGCTGGATAGCCGCGCTCTCATGGAAGCCAGCACTGCTGATCGCGTGGCTTACTTCAACGCGATGCGCGCCATGGGCGCGATGACGATCAACGAAATCCGCGAGAAGGAAGACCTGCCTCGCTCTGACGATCCGAAAGCGGATCAACTCACCCCAGCAGCCAACTTGTTCGGTCAGCAGGCTCCTGCACCGAATGATGAAACACAGGATGATCCCGATGCTAACAACTGAGAAGAAGTCCCTACTGGGGATTGAGTGTAAACTCGCCGTAGAAGCCGAGACCGAAACAAAGACCATGACTTTTAGTGGCTATGGTTCCGTGTTCGGCAACGTCGATAGCTATGGCGACATCATGGCGAAGGGTTCCTTCGCCACCAGTATTCAGAGGCACATCGACAATGGCACAATGCCATTCATGTTCCTCAACCATGCGGCGGATCGTTTGCCCATCGGTCAGTGGACCTCAGTAGAAGAGGATGACTATGGCCTGAAGATGACCGGGGAACTTCTCGATAGCACGGATGGCATCGACACATACAAGGCGCTCAAGGCCGGTTTAATCAAGGGCTTGTCGATTGGCTTCTATCCGGTCGTTTGGGAGATGGCCGCTAAGTCAGACAACTATCGCCGCACAATCTCTGAAGCGGACCTTGTCGAAGTCAGCGTCGTCAACATTCCTGCCAATGGAAGCGCGCTCGTCTCCGACATCAAGTCCAACATTGATGATATGAGCATCCGCGATCTTGAACGCCTACTTCGCGAACGCGGCTTGTCACGCAAGGAAGCTGAGACTGTTGCTGGCCAGTTCGAGAGCAAGAAGTATCTGGCCGAGCAAGAGCGCAAGCGGGCAGAGATGAATGAGTTCAATGCTCGCCTGAATAGGCTTCTGGGCAAGTAGTAACCTCGCCCCTTCAACTTAATAAATATGAGGAGAAGCAAGCAACGGCTTGCTCAAGTGAGCCGCTACAGGGGCGATCCTGTCAATAGGTCACAGAACAAAAACATAATCCTATTAACAGGAGAGAACATAATATGTCAGATGAAACTGATAAGACAGATGCGGTTGTAGCCGCGCTGGAAGAGTTCAAGTCCACCTACGACGCTCGCATTACTGAAGTAGGCGAAAAGATTGCCACTCTTTCTACGGCCGTTGAATCTCTAACTTCCACCGTCTCCGATGTTGAAGAGACCGTTGATAGCGTTGCTGAAGAACAGAAGAGCTTCTCGGTCAAGTCGGGCCGCATCGGCGCTCCAGCGATCATCACCAAGAGCAATTGGGGTCTGGAACTCCGCAACTATCTACAGACCGGCCTCAACACCCGCGCTGTAACCACGCAAACAGGTGCAGACGCTGGCGCGATTGGCGCAGCCGGTGGCTACCTCGTTCCTGAAGAGTTCGACAAGAACCTGATCCAGCTTGCCATCGATGTTTCGCCCGTACTCGGCGAAGTGAATGTCCAGCAGACCGGCACTCCAGACGTAAAGATTCATGTCGATCTCGGCGGTACTGGCTCCAGCTGGGTCAACGAAACCGGCACCAACGGCATGTATGGCGAAACCGCAACCCCTTCGTTCGCGGAAGTCGCGGTTCCTTTCGGCACCCTGTTCGCCAAGCCGCTGATCTCGCACTACGCCCTGAACGATGCCTATTTCGATCTTGAAGGCTATGTGACCGAGCGCGTCGGCGTGAAGTTCGGTAAGGACGTTGGTGCAGCCATCATCAACGGTTCGGGCACTGGTCAGCCAAAGGGCATCCTTCAGCACACCGCTGTTTCTACCGGCGACGCTACTCGCGCATTCGGTTCGATCCAGTATATCGCATCGGGTCAGGCTGCTGCTCTGCCAGCGGCTAACACCTACGCAGACAAGTATCAGGACATCGTCACTGCCCTGAACCCAATCTACCGCGCCAACGCTAAGTGGTATGCAACCCGCCAGATGGCCGGTGAACTCCGCAAACTGAAGGACGCAAACGGCAATCCGCTGTGGGTTCAGTCGCTCGTCGCTGGTCAGCCTTCGACCTTCCTCGGCTACCCTGTCGTTGACGGTGTAGAAGACCTACAGGCAATCGGCGCAGGCAACGTGCCGTTGATGTTCGGTGATCTCAAGCAAGCCTACCGCGTCTATGATCTGGTCGGCACCTCGATGCTTCGCGACCCATACAGCTATGACGCGTATATCGCGATCAAGACTTCCAAGCGTTTCGGCGGCATCGTCGGCAACAGTGAGGCGGTCAAGCTGCTCAAGATCGCCGCTTCGTAAGCGATCCCGCGAGACGAACTCGCAAAGTAAAAGCCCGTCAGGAAACTGGCGGGCTTTCTCGTCTCACCTGATAATTTGCTTGTTACAAATCACATGTCGAAGCATCGCCCACGACCCGCTTGTTGGTTGAGACAAATCTTACACCATTCCATTTCAGCGTGTCCTTGACACACTTTTCGCCTTGCTGCCATTGCGCCTCGATATAATGGCTCTTAACATTGTAGGTGAGCCAAAGCATGTAGTATTCTTCCCCGCCATAAGGAAAGCGGCTTACCTTCCCAGTTGCGACATCAGCTACCAGTGCGAAACGGCAGCTTGTGCCACAACCAATCTCGACCATGGCGTAGTGTCCCGCAAAATTTGGGCCGGTACGCATTTCGTTGACGATCCGCGTTCTAAACATCGCGTACTGCCGATCCCTGCCATTAAAATCGGGATACATAATCCGGCCCTGATAGACGCGGTTCGGCTGAGCATCAGACGTGTGAGGCAACAGCCCAACACTAACGGCACCGAAGGCGGTCAAGGCCACGAAAGCGGATCGGAAGTTCAAGCGCATCTTGGCCAGCATTAGGTCCCCCTTTTTGTTCAAATTCTCTTAGCCATGAATGAGATATAGTTTTCAATGACTTTTTATCAGCGATGTTCCCCCAGCTAAATATCCGGGAGGTATCCCCGGATGAAAACAACGATTTCCCGCGACAACAGCTTTCTTGCCATTTCCGTTGAACAGGCGAAGGAATGGTGCCGCATTGACGAAGATGCCGAAGACGCTCTGGTCGAAAGCCTGATCCGCGCTGCACAAGAGGCAGCTGAAAGTTACACGAACCGATCAATCGCACCTACTACCGTCGAATATGCCTTCGACGAGGGCTGTAAACGCTTCACCGTTCCGACTGCGCCCGTCATCGCTATTAGCGATGTCCAGCTCATGGATGCAGAGGGCGTCAAAGAACCCCTGCCCGATCCAGACAGCTACTGGGTGCTGCTGCGCGACACTGGCGCTGTAGTGACGCTCTCAGGGCAGATCAGGGGCAATCGCACACTCATCCTCACCTGTGACGCCGGCTACGCTGATCCTGACGCGATCCCGGCTGCGATCAAGCAAGCGATCGCTGTTCATGTAGGTTCGTCCTATGCCGGTCGTGAGGGCCAGGACACAGCAGACGCGACATTCCGCAACCTGCTCAATCCATACCGCATCGGTGGTCTATGAACGCGGGCGCATTAAGGCACCGCATCACGATACTGACGACCAGCAGCCCCACCACGAATGACATTGGCGAGGTCATAGGCGGCGCTCCACAAGTTGTGGCGACGGTATGGGCCGCGACATGGCAGCTGACCGCGAAGGACATCAGCCGCGCCGCAGGTCAGGTATCGCAGGCAGAGGCTAAGTTCCTCATTCGCCACCGCAACGACATCACCACCGCAATGACCGTCCAGCACAAGGGCGTCACTTACGCGATCACCGGCCTTGAGGATTTCGAGGATGGCAAGGGTCTCTTCCTGATGGTTCGCAGCATGACAGCCTGACTAAATATGTGACGCCAACAACGAGAACATAAAAATGGCTGATAGAATTCGCATGGAAATGAGAGGCTGGGATGAACTCAAGACGGGTTTGGAACAACTAGGGCCGGAACTAGCCACAAGGGCAGGCAGATCGGCAATTCGCGCGGGTGCGAAAGCTCTATCTGACCATGTGAAAGATGCCACTCCCGTTGGCGACGATGACACTTCCCGCACTTACAGGAACAAAAGCGGTGAAAGCGTCACTGTCGATTACGGTCATGCCCGCGATAACATCAAAGTTAAGATGGGCCGTCCCAAGAAAGCCTTCCATGTCGCAGCTTATGTGACGTTCGGGTCAGCATTCTGGGCGCGCTTTCTTGAATATGGCACTGTCAAGATGATCGCTAGGCCCTTCGCAAAGGGTGCTTTCGACAATGCCGCTCCCGTTGTTCTGGAGAAAGTCAGGGCATCACTTAGTGCTTCCATCGAACGTCTAGCGAAGAAGTATGGGAGGCGCTGATTATGGACGTCTCCTTCTATGCTGCGCTTACCGCACAGACCGGAACTATCAAAGTCTACCCGGTTCTCGCACCTGAGAATGCAACCGCGCCCTTCATTGTCTATCAGAGGACCGGGACTCAGCGCGATATAGCTGTTGATGGCACAACAGGCTTGGTGATCGCATCCTATCGCATTGATGTTTACTCAACCAGCCTGAAGGCAGCGCAGAACATAGCCGATGATATTGTTCGCGGGCTTTCTCAACATGCCACTGCGCCAATCAATTACATTAGGATCGACAACGAGTTCGATGCCTCTGATTTATCCGGCGATCCAAAGCTGTTTCGGATCATCGCTGAAGTGGACGTGCATTTCTCCCCTGACTGATCAAGTCGACCCAAGCCTCCAACAATAAATAGTGGAAGCAAGCCCTGAGAGGCGAGCTACCAACTTTTGGAGGCTATAAAGATAATGACAACCGCCATCGAAACTCAGGGCACTGTCCTAGCAATTGAAACTGCGACCGGCGTCTTCACTCCTATCGCAAGGATCAACGATTTCTCCGCATTCAGCGGTTCAGCATCGGTCATCGACACCACCAGTCTAGACAGCACCGCTAAAGAAAAGCTGATGGGCCTACAGGATTTCGGTCAGGTATCCATCAACTTCAACATCATTCCCGACGACGCCGGACAGCTGGCCCTCGAAGCAGCTAAGGCATCACGCGCTTTGAAGAACTTCAAGCTAACCCTCAACGATACCGATGCTACCACCTACGCCTTTTCTGGCTACGTCCTCAGCAAATCGCTGAGCGGCGCTGTTGATCAGAAGCTAACCGGCTCCGCCACCATCGAAATCTCCGGCGCTGTGACGGTGAGCTAATGGCAACGCTGGCCTCTAAGTCCTTCCTGCTGTCGCAGAAGCCACGTTCCACCGAACTGTTCGTGCCTGAGTGGGACGCAACGGTTCGCCTGGAGCAGTTCAACGTCGAACGCCGCGTGGCTTTCATGACCACATTGCAGGATAACGCAAAGGCCGTCGCAGACTACAACAAAGACCCTGACAAGATGCCCAAGGTGGAACCGCTAGACGAGGCTCTGGTGGGCATTGTCTTCAGTGTTGTGGATGAGAATGGCGATCTCATGTTCACCATCGATGATATACCCGAACTGAAAAAGCTGCCTTATGCTCAGGTTCAACAGATTTATCTTCATATGCTGAGTATGGCCTATTCAGGTGCGATCACAAAGGACATCGATGCCGAAAAAAAAGGCTGATGGATAACCCAGAGCGATTGTTCGCCTGCCGATTGGCACTCGCTCTGGGCAAGACACTTTCCGAAATAGCGCTGATGGATATGTCGGAAATGGTCACTTGGTATGCTTATTATCAGCTTGAGCCATGGGGCTGTCCTGTTGATGACGAGCGATCCGCTAACATGATGACGCTCTTCTACATGGCTAACAGTAAGCAAGGCACTCCTGTTCCGACCTTCTATGACCGCTGGCCAAAAGAGACAAAAGTAGAAGAATCCCAATCTGAGCGCAACCTGCACCTCAAAATCAAAGGCTTCTTCTCAGCATACACAGAACGCCAGAACAAGAAGGCCCCTCAATAAATACTCCGTAGTTCCTACGGAGTAATGTCATGGCACAATTCGGCAGTCTATATGCCAGTCTATCACTAGAGAGCGCATCCTTCATGAGCGGCATGAAGAAAGCCGCCGATGAAAGCACAAAGACGAGCCGCATCATTCAAGGCTCGATGAACATGGCAAGCACGGCTGTCAGGGGTCTCGCTGCTGCCGTTGGCATCGATATGTTGGCTGGCCTTACTCAAGATGCTCTCGATTTCAGCGATGCCATTGCTGATATGTCGGATCGAACTGGCGTCTCGACCAAGATGATCCAAGAGTTCCGGTACGCCGCACAGATGGCGGGATCGGATTTCGAGACTGCCGATGCAGGGTTGGAAAAATTCGCCAAGACAGTCGGCGATGCTGCGAACGGCAATGATACGGCGATCAAGAAGCTGAAAGAATATGGTGTCACCACTCTTGATGTTGATGAGGCAGTCCGACAAGCCGCTGATGGCATCAAGAAACTGGACAATCCCACAAAGCAGATGTCCGCGACAATGGACCTGTTCGGCAAAAAGGCAGGCACGCTGACACAGACCCTTGCTGCTGGTTCGGAAGGGCTGGAACTGCAAGCCAGGGCTGCTCGCGATCTGGGCATCGTTCTCGATGAAGGCATCATCCGCAACGCCGGTCAGGCAAATGACCAGCTTGATACCATGAAAATGATCCTGAGCGCGCAGATGGCTGCGAATATCTCGGCCAACGCCGGCGCAATCGCAGGCTTCGCCAGCGGAATATCCACGGTCACATCGGCATTGATGAAATTCTGGCAGCAGAACCCAAGGGTGGCGATGGGCATCATGGGCGCGATGGCTGGCGGCATCGCAGCCGGTCAGCCCGGCGCTGCAATCGGCGCGGTCGGAGGCGTCTTGCTCGGCGGCAAAATGGGCCAGGCCATGGAAGACAGCAACATGGACATTCGCTTCCGCCAAAAGAAGATGCACGAAGCCAGAGCCGCCTATTACAACGCTAAAGGAGCTGGCAGCACCGACATTGGTATTGCCACCTTCCGGCACGACACGCAACAGCACCTTAAGGAATGGCAGCGACAAGTCGGCTTGCTCAACCAAGCTGTAGCGGCATCGCGAGCAGGCCATGTTCCGAAGGGCGACCTGCCTGAACCAAAGCCTGAAAAATCCTCATCGTCCAAGCCGAGCGGGCCATCGGCAGCGGAACTCGCTCAGAAGGAAGCCGAACGTCGCGCAGCTTATGAGCGCGATCTTTATCGTGCTGATGCTGAACTTGCTCGCGCATCTTATATTGATCGTGGAAACTATGCGGAAGGTTATGCGCGAGAACGCGAGGCCATCGAAAAGGAACTTGCCGACCGTAAGAAGGAAATCCTCGAAGAAGTTAGGACTCAGCAGAACCAAAGCGGGCGATACACGGAGGAAGAGGCAAAGAACCTCATCCAGTTGGAAGAGAAGGTTGCTCTAGCGCATAAGGATCAGATCAACAATGAGGAAGCCTCACGCATTGAAGAAGAACTGCTAAAGTCCAAGGAAGCCGAACTTTCCGATCAACTGGACATGCTTGGTTTATCGGGCGAGATGGCAAAAACAGCACGCGAGCGTCGAGACATTGAACTTCGCAGGCTTGAACTTGAGAAGAAGCGCGAGAAGCTGGAACTAGAAGCTGTTCTGTCTGCGACCAGCAAAGCGTCACCGGAGGAACGGGCGACCGCGCAACGCAGGCTAGATGACCTCGACAACAAATATGGCGCAATGTCGGCGTCCGTGGTCAAGAACACCATGGGGCCGTTGGAAAGCTATCTCGACAGCTTGCCCGACAGCGCAACAGAAGTTCAGGAATCTCTTGAAGGCATCGCGGTCAATGGGCTGGAATCGATCAGCAGCGGATTGGCTGATGCCATCGTGAACGCGAAGAGCTTTGGCGATGTGTTCGAGAATGTGGGCAAGCAAATCCTTGCGACAATCGCGGAAATCATCATCCAGCAGGCGTTTATCAAACCGATCGGCGGGCTGCTGAGCGGCGCATTGTCGGGCATTGGCATGGGTGGCAGCTCAGCTGGCGGCGACATTGTTATGGGTGGCGCTTACAATAATTTCATAGGCGCTCACGCCAATGGCGGTCACGTCTCGTCCTCTGGCTGGAAGCTCGTCGGTGAGCGCGGCCCTGAACTCGCTTATCTGAGCGGCGGCACGAAGGTTCTGCCCTATAACGTTCTGTCCGGGATCGCCGGCAATGCTGGTGGCCTGACGATCAATGTCGATGCCCGTGAAAGCCAGAACGAAGCTCGCACTCAGGAACTCGTCATGAACGGCATCATTCAGGCGATGCCGATGATCAAGACCCAGGCCAACGATTACACGATGAAGCAGCTAGGCAGATCGCGACTTTAAGAGATGCTCCACCTACTTGAGTGCTTCACGCACACGTTGCCCTAGGCGGAAATCCATTCGCGCTTTTTCCGATGAGTGAGGAGGAAGCGGTTCATTCTTGAATCCAGCCATGAAGGCGTTCCGCTGCCCCTCACTGTGGAACATCACGGCCAGCAATTCTCTGATGATTACTTTTAAGTCACTGTTAGTCATCCCGCCGCCTTAAGTCACGAATTTTTGGATAGCAAGACGCCTTCAATGCCCCTTGGTTCCGTATAGCAAAATCATAAATTCAACGCTCTCGCCCACTAAATATCTAAAACGGGCGAGAGGCATCTATAATGACAACATATCCGATCAGCGGACCCCCAATCACTCCATCGACCGAAGATATTAAGCTGGTCAACAACCAGGGTGTCGCGCAATCACCGTTCACCGGCCACGCTTCTATCGTGAACAACTTTGCTCAATGGCAGGTCGAACTGTCCTTTCCCAACCAGAAGCGCGGCAGCAGCATTGCCAAGGAGCATGTCGGCTGGGTTATGTCGCTTCAAGGCACCATGGGCAGTTTCCTTTATCAGCCCCACGGCAGCGGCAAGTCGATCATCGGCAAGTCGATCTACAATGGGGCGTTCGCTGAGAGCAATGTCATCGCCGTTCAGGGCTGGACCGGCAGCGAGGCAACCGGGTTGGAAGTGGGTGATTATTTCAGCCTCAACAATTCCCTACATCAGATTACGGTCGTCCCCACCAACGCCAGTAGCGGGCGCGCCAACATCGAGTTCCAGCCGCCGCTTAGGAAAAATTATGCGGCTGGCGCGATTGTCGAATTCGTGAGTCCCAAGGTCGAACTGCGCCTGTCATCTGGCGATCAATCCAACGGCTACAGTCAGGATGCGGAGGTCATGTATCTGCGATCCCTGAGTTGCGTCCAGAAGCTCTAAGGAGGCAACATGCGCGACGGTATCACAGGGCCATGGCTCGATGCGTTGGAAGCCGAAGGCATCCGTACCGCCATCATGGGCTTTTTCGATTTCAAGACAGAACCGGCCCGGCTTTGGACTGGCTGGACGTCCATCCAGCCCATGGGCAGCGGCGACATTTATCTCGACAATTATGTCTTCGATCCCATTGCCGAGGGCATCCCGATCCAGATCAGCGACAACAATTTTTCCTATCAGGGGTCGGAAGAGATTTCCTTGGCGCTGGCTGTTCCGCAAACGGCGCCGGATGCTCTCGTCGCGGCATCGCTGGACAGCACGGAATATAAGGGCCGCAGAGCTATTCTCTGGCGCGCTCTAATGATTACGCCGCCCAACGCTGTTACTCCAGCGACATGGGCGTTCAGGCGCGTCCGCTTCGGCATGATGGACAAGCTGTCGCTATCCTATGACGGGCAGCAGCGCCTTTTCACCCTGACAATCGAAAGCCATTCGGCGTCGATCACCAACGCCAGCGCGTCAACCTACCTCGACCAGCCCCTATTCGATCCCCTCGATACCAGCCAAGCCTATGCGGTGAGCATCGCTAACAATCCACGTGTGCCTGGCCGCCTAGCATCGGGAGAGAAATGATGTTCCAGCGCACGAAATACTGGCCCGATGCCCTATCCACCTATCTCGACCGGGTAAGCGATTATCGCTTCGATTGGGGAGCGACAAAACCCGATAGTCATGATTGCGCGATGTTCGTTTGCGGGGCGATCAAGGCGCAGACCGGCGAAGATATTAGCGGCGACTTCGCGGGCAAATATGCTAGTTGGAAGGAAGCCGGGAAATGGCTGATCGATAATGGCTACAGGTCATTCTACGATTGCGTGACACAGCGTCTCGGTGAATCTCTTCATGCAAGTCAGGCGAGGCGCGGCGACATTGTGGGCCGACATGCCAATGGCCGCTTCTATCTTGGCGTCTGCGTCGGCAAGTTCAGCTACTTCCTCGATGACAATGGCCTTGTGCCTTGGCCGTCAATGGACTGTGACGCTTGTTGGCGTATCGGCTGAAAGGGGTGGTTTGCGGAAAGTCGGCTTCTCTCAGGAAGGCAGATTGCCGGCTTTCGAATGTGCGTGGTTCTGCGGAGTTGACCAATTTAACGCCAAGTACCATTTCTTTGGCGTGCCCGCACGGGCCACGCTCACCCGCGAGCGTGCCCATCGGCCCGGCAGTCCCTTCCCCCCGACGGTCCCCTGCCGGGCCGAACCACCATAATTTTTTCGGAACCAAATCTCCGCTCAAGAGTTTGTGCCGCCTGAATCATAAGAATGGTCGCGTCTCTTCAGAAAGTGCTTTTCTCGGGTGGGGCGTAATCTATGTCGAAGAATGCTTTATTGCGGTCGGTACTGAAACGTGCCGCTGCTCAAAATCTGGAGATCTCTTTCACATCGCCGCCTTTTTGGTCGCCTGTGTCTTACCGGAATGCTGAGGCGATCCTCCATTCCATCGATCAGCATGACCCCACCCATTGTATAATGCGTCATAGAAATGGCGACAAAATAGGCGTGGTTCTCCTTAAGTAATCGCATATGGCCCGACCGCCTGCGGTTAGCTGGGATAAAGCAAAAAAGCCCCGCTCGATTGCGAAGGCGAGCGGGGTTAAGTGGTCGCAACACAGGCGAAGCCTGCCGATCCTTAACTCGCAACTTCACTGATCGTTCCCAACCCGTAATAATAATTTGTTGGCTGCTCCCAAGTGAGCGTTAGATCATGAATGTCTGCAACTGGTCGTTTCCAGCCCACCCCTTTTTGAATGCTAGCGCGCAATAGCTGCGCCGGTAAGCCAAGCAGGGCGCAGCCGCAAAATAAATACCTCACAACAAGTGGGGTATTGAATGGGCAAAATCATAAAGTTCGTTGCGGTCGTGGCGCTGGCCGTGGTCGCGATGGTGGCTTTTAGTTATCTCGCGCCAGCACTGTTTAGCGCCTTCGGCGGAACTGGTGCGCTTGCGGCAGCAGGAACCAGCTTCACAGCCATCGCGGCCAAAGTAGCCGCAGGCATGATTGTTGGCCTTGGCATGTCGCTGGCGTCCAGAATGATCATGGGCAAACCAAAGTCATTTGGTTCTGCTCTCAGCTCCAACATCACAACAGACCCCACGGCCCCGCGAAAGATCGTCTTTGGTAGAACCGCAGCTGGTGCGGATGAACGCTTCCATGAAAAGGTGAAGCGCGACAGCTGGGACTATCTGACCGAACTCGTTGCGAGCAATCCGAAAAGCGGCTTTTGGGGGCAGCAACCCAAGATGACCATCTTGAAGAAGGGCGATTACCTTCACCGGATCATCGCTTTGGCAAGCCATCGCGTCCACAACATATCGCGGGTCTATCTGGAGGACGAACTTTCCTACCTCAACGGAAGCACCACCGGCAAGTATGATGACAAGGGCGGGCTGGTCATCGGCGCGATTGAAGAAGGCGATACGGAGAACGCGGAGAAGTTCGGCAGCGGCGATTTTTGGAAGGACACGGCATCCTTCACCGGCTGCGCCTATCTCAAGATGATTTTCCGTCTCAGCACGGACAATTACCCAGACGGCCTTCCCACTCGCATTACCACAATCGTTGACGGATGCCCTGTCTATGATCCTCGCCTAGATAGCACGGTCGGCGGCGTTGGTTCGCATCGCGCCAATAATCAGGATACATGGTCGTTCATCAGCGGCTCGGAGGATATTGGCCGCAATCCCGCCCTGATCCTGCTCACATACCTAATTGGCTGGAGGATCAATGGTCGTCTCGCTTGGGGCATGGGCGTTCCTGTAGATCGCATCGACCTTGGCAATTTCATGACCTACGCCAATATGTGCGAGGAGCCTGTTACGACGAACGCCGGAACCACGGTCAATCGCTACTTGTGCGATTGCCTGCTCAGCACCGCGGATACGCACGAAACGAACATCAACATCATCAGCGTCAGCATGGGAACGGCGAAGCTCGTCGATACCGCTGGCATGTATCAGCTCATCGGCGGCTATGACGATCTGAACGGCCCGACCATCACGTTCACCAGGGACGATCTGCTCGGTCAGTATGATTACACGCCGGATAACCTGTCGCTCAAAGATACCTTCAACATTGCCCGTGGCCGCTTCCCTGATCCGCAAAACCTCTACCAGTTGAACGATTGGGGGCAGATTGAGATTGCTCCGCTTGAGGACAATATCCCGCGCCCCGCCAGCTTCGATTTCGCTGCTGTCACGCGGTACGAACAAGCGCAGCGTATCGCCAAGCAGAACCTTGTCAGGAACAAATACACCGCGACATTCTCATCGGTGTTCGGCCCCAAAGCATTCGCGGTCCAGGTCGGCTCGCTGGTGCGAATGGTCGTCCCCGAACTTGGATGGGTTTCGAACGGCAAGCTGTTTCGCGTGATCAGCCAGAGCGAGACCGTCGATCTTGCTTTCAGCATGACACTCCAAGAGGAAGCAGCCCAAATCTATGCGTGGGATGACGACGAGACGAAAGACCTTCCGCCAGTCGTGAAGGTGCCCGCCTATGACCCCTATGAGAACATTGGCGTTGAGGGTCTGACCGCATCCACGCGCACGATCACCAACAGCAACGGCGCGCAGGTCAGCCAGATCGACGTTAGCTGGATCGCACCCGACGCTGGCGTACAGGCCATCCAGATTGAGGTTCGCGAGCAGAATGGGGACATATGGCGGACCGCTACGGACAGGTTCAGCCATGAAGCGGAGATATTCTCCTTCTCCGCAATTGCTGGTGGCGTGAACCATGTCATCAGGGCGCGCTTCCTCATGTTCAGCGGCCTGTGGGGAAGCTGGACGGAAACTCAGGTGGATAGCGCCAGAGACAGCTATGCGTCAGCGGTCGTGGGCTATCTCACCAATGAGTATGTTTCCTTCCCATCCGATGCTGCTGGCAACGTCACATAAATATTGGGAGTTCCAGCAGCAGGTGACACATGACCTCCCTCGATACGTTCAGCGGCCAGTTCAAAATCCACGACAACGGTGTCGACGTGACAATTGGCAATGGCGCTGCCTACGATGTTGCGTATCAGGAAGGATGCTCCGTTTCCATTGACGGTACGACCGGCGAATATCGCGTTACGACTGTTGAAAACGACAATGCCAATGCGACATTCCGTGCCTACTATAATGGCTATGACATCTACCGCACGTTCACCATTGCGAAAGCTCACGCTGTAGACGGATCAAGCAAATATATTGAACTGGCAACAACCCATTTCTTCTACGCCTACGACGCCAACAACAATCCGGTGGCGCAAACCACAACTTTGACGGTCACGAAGCATAACCTGACCGCTACCACGCAATGGCGTCTCAAGAAGGTCGACAATACGATCATCGCAGAGGGCACGTCTGCTGCCCTTTTGACCGCAGGCACGATCAGCAGTTCAGCAAACGCCAATAGCATCGCCATTGACGCACCTCTGTTCGATGACCTCTGTAGATCGAATGGCGTTTCCGCGCTTGTGATTGAGGCTGTCGTGGCCAATGGCAGCGAGTTCAGCACGGACAGGATCACCCTCTATCAGATGCTCCAGCGTTCCCGCATCTCGTGGGACAGCGTGACCGATCCCAATGGCACGAAGCCAGAGGACAATGCGACAAGGGGTGCGCCAGAGGGAACATTCGTGGGCGCTCGTCCGGTCAGCGAGGTTCTGGCCGATCTGGAATTCAATGCCGATTCCATGTTGGAGCAGACGTTCAGGGTCGATAACATGGAGGCCGTCTATGATGCCCGCACCTTTGTCGAGGGACAGGCGGTTGGCACGTTCGTCCTCAATGAGCGCACCCAGCGGCAGACCGACATTGCAGCGATCAATTCCACGCTCGATCTGCTCGGCGCTAAAAGCTCTGATGGGACAGCGTTCATCTTGGATGCCGAGACGGTCCAGAGCCAGCCCGGCAAAACCTTGGCAGCGAGCCTGACCGAACTCAGCGCGGCGACAAGCGCGCACGAAGCCTTGATCATCAACCTTAATGAAATTCTGATCGGCAGTGATGGCGTGACGGCTAAGTCCGTTCTTCAAATCAATGTCGATGGGCATGTCACCGGCACGGTGAACACCAATGATGGGACGGTCGGTGAGTTCGCGATTGTGGCCGACGTTCTCAGGCTGATCGATCCAAACGATGGAACGCCGATTCAGCCCTTTATCTACGCCGATGGCGTGATCCGCATGACGAATGTCGAGGTGGATACCCTGAAAGTCGGCACAAGCGGCACGGTAGCGAACCCCACTTCCATCTCTGCGACGTCACCGGTCAGCGGGACGGGAACAAGCAATTGGCACACGATCCTCTCGCAATCGATCACACTGGCAGGACCGGGAACGATCTTTGCTCAGGCCGCAATCGCGCAGGGCTTCCCCGACGGTGATAAGACATGGAACCTGCGCCTGCGTATCAACGGATCGATTGTGTTCGCTACTGGCGGTGAGAAGACGGCGGACAGCGTGTCGATGAGCGGTGCCCTCGCTCTGGCAGCGGGTACCTATACCGTCGATATCATATTCGCTGCTGAGACGACCGTGACGGCGAACAGTCGTAACCTATTCTCGATGACAATCTACTGATCGACGAGGCTATCTGCAAGAATGGTCCTGAGTAGACCAAGAGCTATTTACACGAATGGTCTCGCAAAGATGCTCCTTTTCGAATTAGTTCCCTGCTACGTTCTCTCAATCTCTGCGAACGATCGAGGATGATACGCAAGTTCTCCTTAGAATAGGGTAAGAACTCGTGCTTTTCCCTTTCAGGCATGACGCACCTCCAGCTTTAGAGCGGGAGCGCGAGTGTCTCTCAGCCGTCAGTGCTCAGGACAGGTCTGACGATAGTCAAGCGGTAACATATTTCCGCCGACCCGCACACAACATTTGCGACGATCGTTGCCCAAAAGAGGATGAACAAAGCTTCCATCATCAAGACGTCTTCCATCGCGCTCATATCGGGGCTGTTCGATACGATGCTGGTCGGATAAGTAACATATGTCCAGAACACTCGAACAGCTTGATACCGATCTATCGACGCTTGAAGCAACCGTTGACGCGGAGTTGTCGCCTAGCCGCGCCGAACTCACCAACAAAATGTCGGAATTGCTCGACGCATGGAATTCTCGCGAAGCGCAGTTTCGTGAATGGATGACCGGCACGATCAACGGCGGTCCCAATGGCGATGGCTATTATCCCCTGTCCGATTCCACCGGCTTTACCCAGCTTGCTGCCTGCCCTGCCAAACTGAGGGACATCACCCAGGTCATCATCCAGCGCATCACGCCATCGTCCTCAAACCTGTTCGTAGATGCCCTGGCAGGGGCAACAGCGCATATCACGTTGAACGCCGCAAGCCTGACACTCACCGTGGGCACAACAACCACAGACCCCCTTCATGAGCATCGCTTGCGCCTATATCTCACGCAGGACGGGACCGGCGGTCGTGACGTTATCTGGCCTCCGAACATCGCTTGGAACCAGCAGCGCGAGCCGATCTTGTCGGTGACGCCGGGTTACACGGACATTATCGACCTATCGAGCATCGACGGCGGGCTGACATGGTTCGGCATTTTCGCCGGGGTGGCGTTCAGCGCATGAGCGGGCCATTCTCCAACGACATCATCAGCATGATTATCAGCCTCCATAATTTTGTGGAGCGATACACAGGCGACGCCGCCGTGGGCGAAGATGCAAATTACCTCGTCAATAATGCCGGGGTGGTCAACAACTCGCTCCATTATGAAAGCGGGCGCGGCAGCTATCTGCCCAGCAACGCGGCAACCAGCGAAAGCCAAGTGCTGCTCGCGCTGGGCTATATCCGGGCCTATGAAGCGACGGGCATCCCGGTATTCAAGGAACGCGCGATCAAGTTCACCGATGCCTATCTGGAAAACTATTTTCCGGCCTATTCCCTGCCGATCTCCGTAGGGGAATGGCGGCATCATTGGGTCATCAACGGCAAATACCCGTTCAAGGTGCTAGGGCCGGTCGATACGCGAGATTATCAGCAGTCCGGTTCCTTCGACCTTGTTGTCAATTTTGAGGATGGTATCGGCTTCATCCCGCATGGCGCTCCCAACTTTGGTGAGCAGACGGCCCGCGTCTATTTCGCCTATGGCCCCGTTGAAAGCGGCAAGCTGCTTTGGAAAAACGTCTTCGCCGATCTGCTTCCCGATACCGGCGACAGATATGCGGTGGATTATTTCATCGACAGCCGGTTGATGAAGATGGATGCCAATGGCGTTGAACTCGGCATCCAAGCTGGTGAGACAGCGGGCAAGATCAAGCTGGTAGATTCGTTTACCGGGCAACTCAAAGTTGTCTCTGCCGCACGAACAGGGGCAACCATCGCTCGCAATGCTGGCTTCGACGCTTGGCCCATGTGGCGCAAACTGGGCTATGGCGAGTGCGCGAGCGCCATGGACGTTGAACTTTGGCACATCGAACTGTTCAAGGCGATGTACGACAATACCGGCGACACGGATTATCTGCGCGCCTTCAACTCGGCGGCCTACTCCCTTGATGCGGCAACAACGCTCGAGCCGGAAACCCATTATTTCAAGAGGAACCTGACGACCTCAAAGCCCTTCAAACACGGTATTTCATATTACTCCCTGAGCAACACCACTCGAACCGCCTATGTGGGCGTGGATCGCGGCTACAGCACGATCATGAAATATGCGGAAACTGGCAGCGATGTGGCGGAACTTGAGATCGCACAAACGGGCGTCTTCAATCGCGTGACGCCGGAAACGGTCCTGAACTGCGAAATGCTGTTGAACAGCCCCAACACCTTCTGCGATCTAACCATCACTGTCAGCCCTGAACTCGGCGCAGAGCCACAAACATTCAGCCAAGTGCTGCTTGCCGATGACAGCCTGAGTTCGGTTCCCCTTCGTGAGTTCAAGCTCAAGTCCTTTTACCGGAAAAAGAAGCTGGACGGCTCCAGCTATCTCACCATCGATCAGGCGGCGCTCTTACCGAACAGCGGTGCCGTGGCGACGAAGAAGATGGGCTATGTTGATGATCGGTTGGTCGGCTATGCCAGCATATCCCTGCCATCACCGGAAGCGTATTGCGTCATAGGCTTCTGGAACGCTTCACCGGCATCGATCGGGCTAGACGCCCTTACCTACCGCGTCATTTCCGGCCGCTGCGCTATCACGATTCAGGATGCCGATGGCTGGATTTGGGGGAAAGAACTCGCAGCGGCAACGGGTGCGTGGGGCCAATATACGCTCGCCGCCGGGGATCTCACGCCATGGCCCTATCAGAACAACACGGGGAGGACGCCAAGCACGTTTCCGACCGGCACTAGCTTTAACAGCTTCAGCCTTGCCCCAATCCCTGAAACCGGGCCAGCATCCCTCGACATTTACTGCTATGGCGATGAGCCGACGACCTTCGATCTTCCAGAAGCCATGCTGACGGAAATGAAGATCAAAATGAAGACCGGCAGCGCGATCACGGCAAGGTTCGGGGACATTTACGTCTCGAACAATCTGCCCATTGCCTACAAATACAGCCCCGGCGTCGTACCGTTCACCACTGACAAAGCGGGCAAGGAAGGCACGAAATTCTGGCGCGGCACGCCCTATGTCGCCTATCAATATCCCTCTGTCTGGGCGATGCTCGGCAAGCTGGATCATGCCAGCCAGGTCTTGGACTTCTACAGGGACAGCCAGGACGATTATGAGGCGAAGAGCGGACTGCGCGGCCCTTTCTCCCAAGTCTATATCTGGCCCAAGTGGGACAACATTGCCTATGGGCAAGCAGAAGGCTTTTCCGCCACCGGGCCTGACCCGAACACCTATTGGGGCGGCTTCCAAGCGCGATCCTTTAATGGCGCTGCCAGCCTGCTCCTACAGATGCAACGGGACGGCAATGCGATCCCTGCCGCGCTTTATGAGGTGGTCGATGACTATGCGGCGTTCCTTGTCCAGTTCTTGCGTGACAATGTGAACAAGCCGCCGACGCTGTTTGCTCAGGATGGATCGTCACTGCCAATCGCATCCTATGATGAGCCGCACATTGCCGCATTGCATATCAATGCCCTGTCGGCACTGATCGAAGCCGGACATTCGACGGCGGACATTGTCGAAGCCCGCGAACGCAGCCTCAGCTATCTCCACGCGCTGTTCTGCAAAAGCGGCGACATGAAGGGCAGCTTCTCCCCAAGCCCATCGACGCGCATGTTCTACGGCTTCTGGGTGGGCGAAATTATCAGGGCGCTATCCTCATGCATCACCGTCGAAGATCAGAAATTGCGAGCGCAGCCATCTACCGTTGCCGCGCCAGATGAGATGGAGTTTGAGGAGGAAACATTTGTCACCCTCGAAACTGGAGAAGTGCTGGCGTTCGACAAGCCGGTAGTCATGCCCCCAATCGAAATGGAGTTTGCCGATCAAGTTGTGCTGACCACGGAAGCCGGAGACGCCCTCGCCTTTGAGTAAATAACTCTAACAAAGGAGGCGCCATGGCGACAAAGAAAATATCCGAACTAACTTTAGTTCTAAGTGTAGATGGAACAGAGACTTTCCCGATCTTGAAGTCTGGTTTCAATTACAAGATGACAGTGGCGCAGATTAAAAGCTGGATTGGCAACGCGACCTCGGCTGTAGCTGGCTTGCTATCCGCGACTGACAAATCGAAACTCGATTCCGTGGAAACCGGCGCAACAGCCAATGCCAGCAATGCCGCGCTCCGCGACCGATCCACGCATACTGGAACACAATCAGCCAGCACTATCACCGGCCTTGCCGATGTTGCGACCAGTGGGGATTATGACGACCTGACCGGCAAGCCCGCGAACGCGACCACATCGGTTGCAGGGCTCATGTCCTCGACAGACAAGACCAAGCTGGATGGTGTGGCGACAAGCGCGACGGCGAATGCAACAGATGCCCAGCTACGCGACCGATCAACCCATACGGGAACGCAAGCGGCCAGCACGATCACTGGTCTGGGCGCAGTAGCGACCAGCAACAGCTACAATGACTTATCGAACAGGCCAATCGACACCAACTATGTGCGCTTGCCCACTGTCGCATTCCAGAGCGCGACCGGCACAACCGCAGGGACGGCCACGCTGATTTCAAAGTCAGTTTTCCATGTCGGTAGTTCCGATGCGTCGAACAAGGGCATCATCCTGCCTGCGAACATGACCCTTGGAACGGAGTTCAGCATCTTCAACGGCACCGGAAACGCAATCAACGTCTATCCACCTACTGGAGGCCAGATCAACTATGCCGGGGTGAACACGCCTTACGCTCTGGGTGCCTATAATCCATTGCGAGTGGTCCTCATCGACGCAGCGAACGGCGTCTACCAGCAAATCTAAGACAGCCTCCAGCGAGTAAATAGCTGACACACTTTGCCGGAGGTCGCACGCTAATGTTTACTATCACTGATGCCCTTAGAGCCCCGCTACAGCGCGTCGACGCTACTCTCGCTTACTTACGTGCCAGATTGAATGAACGCTCTACGTGGGTTGCTGTGGGCGTCGGGGTAACTGGCGCTGCTGCGCTGTCCCCTCCTTGGTCCTATGCCTTCATCGCTGTCGCGGTCATCGGGGCCCTCGTTCCGACCGGAGGCCAAACCGATGCGTGAGCATATCGCAAACATGCACGGCCTGTTGTATGATGGCTTTTTCAAGGATGCGGGCTTCGCCATTTATTCGGCTGTCGTGTTTCTCTCATCATGGGCGCAGCTAATCGCGCCGATTTTCTCATTGCTTTTAACTACCGCTAGTTTCGCCTTCTTGGTCTATCGCTGGCGAGCACATGTCGAAGATCGCAAGAACGGCGAAAGATCAGAGTAATCGTTGCCGTGGAGATGCCATTTCGTTAGATAGGGCAGCCGTTAGCACAGGAGCAAGGAGGCTGTATGACGCCATTTTTACAAAGCCTAATTGAAGGCGGCCCCGGCTACGTTGTTAAGGTCGACGGGATTGAAATCTCTGTATCCCCTGTGGGCTATGACGAAGAATCTTTGATTGCGTTTCAGGCCGTCGCTGATCAGATCATTGAGCATGCGGGTGATGGATTTTATCTGTATCCATTACCTCACCGCAGCAGTGACTACGGTCGCGACTATTACGACGGGATTTCCATCGTTCAAGAATGAAGGCGCAAATTTTATGAAGGATCGCAGCAGATTGTGGGCGCTTAGTTAACGTGCCCTACGGCTCACATCACGACGAAACCGGGTGGCTGAACGAGACTAGCGGCAACTGGTCGCTGAGGCGTGATGAAGGTGGTCGCTGGCGCTTGGATGTTGGCTTCTGGACAGCATGGCGATCCCGCAAGCTGATCGGCAAGCGGGTTCGCGTTGTCGGAAAAAGATCGGGTTTCGATTTGCTCGATGTCGAGCGGATCGAAGCCATATGAGGAAGTGCTGCGGCTTACGACAACCAACCGCCTGACTTGAATGCGTTCGCTTTCGCCCAGCGGCTTGAATGCGGTCGCCTAGGTTTGCTTGGCTCTCTCACGGCTGTTGAAACTTTGGTGATCCTGCCACCCTTCGCCAGAAAATCCTCTAACTCCTGCTGTGTCATACTCCCCTCCTCATATTCTGTTCTCAGGAGTAGTTATCTGTTGACGGCTGCCGATTCCTTTTCAGCCTTCTTCCGAGCCATTGTTGCCAATCTGGAAGCTGTGCGTTTGGCAATCTGCTCGGGCGTCTGCTTCTTGCCACGTTTACTTTCACCAATACGCTTCTTCGATGCTTCTGAATGTTTGTCACCGGCAGAGAACTGAAACAACCTCTTGCTCTCTTCGGCACTTCTGATTTTTGCCATCTCCACGGTCATTACGCCGCCCCGAACCATCGCCTCCTTGTTCACCCAGCTACAAACAGGGCGAACATTGTTGGTCATGTAGTATCGGATTGAAGCGGGGCCGCGATCAATGCGGACCGTCATGCTGTTGATGCGGGTAGTCGACCAGAGACTTAGATACTCAGCGAAGGTCATCTTTACCTTGATGTCGTTTTGCTTCTTCTGGTAAGCAACTGTTCGGCAGTAGTGCGTCCAGAGTAGTTCTAGAACGTCTTCACGAATTTGGTTCATGGTGGCCATTTGGCTCTTCTCCTTTACATAACAAAACCCGCTTGTGCGGGTCCAGGGCACAAGCGGGTCTGTGTTCTGTTCTGTAAAGGGGTGAACCTCAGATCCGCTGTCATGAACAACAGCTTTTGGACCCTGTGTTCACAGTTTTATTTATACAACAGGTTGACTTTGAGGGGCGATATAAAAGTGATGTTCTGGTCGGAATTTTATAAGACCCATAAACAGATAACGGCGCTCCGGCATTACGACATGAACAGCATTTTATAAGAGCCATATCTACGATAGTAGATATGTATCGCATACAAAGAGCTATCCATATCATAATACCAGAGCTTGACGCCTAGGCGTTCTCGCCGCCTTTGGCGTCTCCGCTCAGTCGCGTAGCCACCAAAGCCGTCGTTCACGTCCTGGCGTGATTTCCCTGAATTACTTGTTCTGGCTGCTTCGCCAGAACTATCGTCTGCGACGCCGCCATTTGTCCTGCGGACAGCCAACGCTGCGCTTGTGCCTTCGCTTCGCTCAGGACAGAATGGGAGGGGTTATGGCTGCGCCGAGGAAAAGCGGCTGGGCAGACGCGGGGCTCGCAGATGGCAAACCCGCAAGCCCCTTCATCGCTGTCATTCAGAGATAGTCAGAACCATTCTCGCGTATCCATTGTTCGCGAAGAGCCTCCAGATCGCCGTCTTCGCGATCCGGCTCAACTTCGGGCTCGTGCTCGGAATGCACAGGACGGGCCATATCAAACAGCTCTTCCATCGCTGTTAGCTCTGGCCGTTTTACACCCTGCCCCATCTGAGCGTGAATCTCTTCGCGCCTCTCAGACCGCTTTTTCCGCTCTTTGGGGCTGGTGAACTGCTTGTCCAACTTTTGAATAGCTTTCAGGGTCGCCTCTCCCCTGAGTTCTAGCATCTTCTTTCTCAGCTTCACGCCCTGCTCGCGAACCTTGGTCAATATAGCCTCATCGACTTGCGGTTGACCGAGAGCAGCCAGCACTGACCGCTGGGCGTAGTTGTTTGTTGAAGGAATTCGATGGGCCGATGCCGAATTTTCGTTCAACAAGGGCGCAGGAAATTCGATGTATTTCCACCTGTCGTCCCATGTGTCCCTGTGGCGCTGAGGGTCCAGACGAATGAATTTGGGCTTATCGTGATTGGGCACCCGCTCATCAAATGCTTCAAGAAGTCGCTCCGACGCCATGCTGATTTCCTTCTCAGCCTGCTTGTCGCCTCGCGCCTGAGCAGCTTTCCCGCGTTTAATGAGTAGTTGGACCTCTTCCCAATAGGCACCTGCTTCCGGTGTCAGTATCGCCCCACCGGCCTCGTCGGCATCCTTATTATATTGATCGGCCTCCGCTTTTTCGGACTTGATTGCGTCCAGAACAGACTGAGGAAATGTTCGCCTGAGCACATCAGCCTTGTGATAAAATTCATGATCATTGTTGAGGGGGATGAGGGCATGACGTGCAGCCGCGCGATGAAGTTCAGTGATCATAATCGATTGTCCTTTCATATGGGGTGGCCACCTTGACCACCCCAGAGCTATTAGTTCTGCTCGACGGGCTGCTTGGCAGCCTTCGCATTCTTCATTCCCGACGGCATGTTGACCGTGCCAGACGCGATGCCATTTTGTTCGGCGCGGACAGTAGCAAGTGCCTTCTCGTAAGCATCAGCTTCTAGCTTCAACTGAGGATAGGCGGTCTCAGCCAACTTCTTCAGTTTGGCCGAAGCATCCGTTTCACCGACACCGCGAACGATGAACGAACCACCTTCGCCTTTTTCGACCAACAGCGTGAAAAACTGCTTCACGTCTCCCAGCTTGATCGCATTCGTGTCAATATCGATAGCCGCACAAGGACCATCCTTGAGATAAAGTTCGCGTGCTGCTTTTTCCTTCTTCTCACGATCAGGCTTGCTGGCTTCATTAGCTGCCTTCTGCCGATTCTTGACGATAGACTGCGACCCACCCTGCTTCATAATCCAGTCAACCATTGACGTGATGTCACTGCTCTCATCGAAGCCGGCAGCAACCAAGCCTTCCATGGTGTGGAAGTAACGCTTCATGTTCGCGTCAGGCACCCACTTGGGATATTCCTTCCCATCAATGGCCTGAACCTTCTCGCCGTTGAGGTCTTCTTCACCACAAGAAGCGGCGATCCAAGGCGAGAAGCGATTAACCTCGCCATTCATATTCACCTGATGCTGTGACAGAATGAGTGCCTGAACATCCGCACTTGACTTCAGGAACATCATGCCGCCCTTGAAGCTGGTAGCAACTACAGTTCCAAGTGCGCGATGGCCACGCAGCTTCTTGTAGGTTCCTTGGGCTTTACCGAGTTCGGTCCGAACATCTGCAAGGCTTTGTTCATAGGCGGCACCGGCTTCGACATTGGCATCAATTTTGGTGTTCGCAGTCACATTTACGTCAGTCATATCTTCAACTCCTTTTTTCCAACGAGGCGTCGTTGCTTCGTGGTGAGGAATTGATAAGCGTGAGTTGTCCTGATACGTGATTATCAAGATCATTTCTTACGAAACGAGATAACCTTTATGCCTGAAATGAACCTTGAGCGTCGCAAATATCTCCGCAACGGCGAGCGCTGGGTGACGATCAATGAGGTTGTGTATTGCAGGCTTTGGTTCGAATTTCTGGTCTTCAGCCCCAGCTATGAATTGGCCCGAAAGCACCGCGCCGGTACACTGACAGACTCAGATCAGGCGCGACTGCCTGCCGACTTCGCTGACGTGCTCGCCGTCTTTGACGATCTCGGCGACATTCAAAGGATCACGTTTGACGATTGGTGGCTGGATAAAGGCTTTAGGTTTTTCGGATACCAAGGCGAGCAGCCAAGGGTCGGAGTTATCGACGTACTGTTTCGGGAGAATCCAGCACAGCTCGAAACTCTGCTCATGAGGGGCGCAGAATACATCAATGAAAGGTGGAGCAAGCAGGGGCAACAACCTAGTGCGATAGTGGCGATCCCACTTAGCCTAACTAAGGCTCAGATGGCTCAGCATCTTGAACATGCGCTCGCACCGTATAAGGAGAAGCTGAGCTACCTCACGCCTCAACCGCCGAAATATGGATTACATGGCAGAAAGCGAGATACGAACAGCCTATTTCGATATATGAAATGCCTTCTGGTAAAGGCACAATTTCCTGAATTGAAACTGTATCAGATTGGCTCGATCGCTGAACTCAGTTCAACTTACAGTTCTCGCTTCGAAGGCGAAGGGGACATAGAGGATCGCCACGCTCTAAAAATTCTCACCAGCAGAGCTATTAGTCGCGGCCTCATGATTGCCGAGAATGCGGCGCGAGGCATCTTTCCCAGCTACACAAAGAACGAGCACGCTGTTGCACCCGATTGGGAAGCGATGTGCGATTTGATCGACAGTAGGGGCGACTGGCACGACAGTCTCGAAGGTTGA